ACTTTGGCACCTTAAAGGTAGCGAAGAAAGATAAGAACGAGACCGCAGAAGACCCGCTGATTCGCGCAATTCAGGATATTGCGGGACAAGTTCAGTCAGCCAAGCTGAAGCTCCAGTCCACCATTCAGGAAGTTCGCGGCTTTGACCAGATGAAGAACGAGGCGTTCGCAAGTGTCTTGGGTGACATGGCCAGCGGAAGGTTCGACTCGAGCGCTGGTAAAGACGGCGATGGCACAGTTCGCCGCAACTACATGGGTGGCTTGCAAGAGCGTAAGAAGTACGTAGAGGAGTTTGCGGCTTACTTGAAGTCAGGCGGGACAGATATTGACACTTTCGCAAGGTCGCTTAAAGGCTTGTCCGACACTGAGCGTGAGCGTTTGGTTATGTTGGCTTCTCAGAAAGCCTTCATTGCTGACCTGACTCAAAACCAGAAGGCATTAACTGACGCACAGCAACGTGCCGCACAATCGCAAACCGATCTAAACCTAGCTCAGGACAGATTCAACAACCAGGGCTTGAGCACAACGGATACCGCCTTCCGTAACATGATTAAGCATTTCGATGCTTTAGGCGCCCGTCTCAAGTCGGCAAGTGCAGACTTTGAAGAGTTCAGAAAGAAACGCGCAGAAGCGCTTGGTAACGTCGCTATCGCCTCATCGCTGAACTTCGCTTCAGACGAGATGGAGAAGATGCGTACAGCTCAGGCCGAGTACATCAAGGCAACGTCAACGATCAGCCAATACAAAGAGTACGCTCATCGCGAAGAGCTACGCCGCATCAACGTCGAGGCGGATGCTCAACTTGGTCGGCTTCGTGAACTGTTGGCGGAAAAGAAACTCGAGGCGGCTGAAAGGGCCAGGCTTGAGAAAGGTATTGAGACAACTCAGACAGCTCGTCAAATGGCCGTTGATCGTGCAAACATTCAGTATCGTATAGCCACTATGACAGAGCTACAGAAGCTCAAGCGCGTATGGGAAGACACCACAGAGCAGATGAATCGAGTTACAGCTCAATGGGGTCAAAATATCATCGACAACATTGCTCAAGCCACAACAGGAGGCACTGCCGACTTTAGGAAGATGGCTCAGAACATGGCGATGGATATGTACAAGATTTCATTACAGAAGACGCTGGCAGTTCCAATTACAGGCGCTCTCGAAGGCGTTAGCTCCATGATGAGCGGACTGCTAGGCGGTGATGACGGAAAACCTTCGCCTGTAATGAGTATGTTCGCTGGAGAAAAAGGAACATTGACCAATCCGATGATCGTCAAAGATGTCGGGGCGGCAGGCGATAGCATCGCAGACAAAGGCAAGGAGATGTTCGAAGAGGCTAAAGAAAAGCTCTCTACCATTTGGGATGATTTGAAATCAGGATTACAAGGAATGTGGGACTCATTAGGCGAGTTCGGCACGAGCATGTTAGAGGGCTTAGGCGAAGGTCTCAGCGGAATGCTGGACAGTGTAATGGGTATGTTTAGTGGTGGCGGTGGCACGGAAGCCGCAGGCGGCATCATGGATTTTGTGTCGTCGTTCTTCGCCGATGGCGGAATCATGACCAACAAGGGCTCGGTCGATCTAGTCAAGTACGCCAACGGTGGTATCGCAACACGCCCGCAACTGGCCATGTTCGGCGAGGGCTCGATGCCTGAAGCCTACGTGCCATTGCCAGACGGCCGTTCGATTCCCGTTTCGTTCACAGGAACGACAAACTCCACCAACAATGGCGGAAACATCGTTTCGATCAGCATCAATGTTGCAAGCGACGGCTCATCAGATACATCGAGCACCGACAACTCTCAATGGAGTGAACTGGCAAATCGCGTCAAAGGCGTAGTGCTCGAGCAGTTAGTAGATCAGCAACGCCCTGGCGGTGTGCTGTATAAATAAGTCATCAATGAGGAACTATGACACGCGAAACCTTTAACTACAGACCCGAATGGGATTCAACTCTTTCCGAAGAGCCAAACGTCACATCGACCAAGTTCGGTGATGGCTACGAGGCACGCACGCCTCGAGGAATCAACAACCGCGCTGAGGTATGGAGCTTGACGTTCTCAGCGACGAGTAATGCTGTTCCTGAAATCTTAACCTTTCTCCGTGATAGAGGCGGCGTCACCGCGTTCTATTGGGCTAACCCGTTCGGCATCACGAATCTCTATATTTGCCGTAAGTGGAAAATGAGTAGAAAAGCTGGTATGCAAGTACTAACAATGGATTTTGAACAGGTATTCGAAGTCTAATGACGATCAAAGCCGAAATACAACTTCTTGAACAGTCAGCTCTGATAGAGCTGTTCATCCTAGACAGCACCAATCTGCCAGGCGGCGGCATCACGCGCTTTCACGCAGGCACGAACAAGCTGTTACAGCCCGTTGTTTGGCAAGGTCAGACATACGAGCCTTTGCCCATCGAGGCAAGCGGCTTCGATATGACAACGCAAGGGGCGACACCGAGGCCAAAGGTGAAGATCGTCAACATCAACGGTCTTTTATCAGCTCAGGTTAAGCAGTTTGATGACTTCGTAGGGTGCAAACTGACCCGCAAGCGCACGTTTGCAAAGTATCTCGACGCGGTCAACTTTCCTAGCTCCACCAATCCCACCGCAGATCCCAACCAATTCATTGCTGACGACATTTGGTACGTGGAGCGGAAGGTCTCGGAGAATCGACACATCATCGAGTTCGAGCTTTCATCGGCATTCGACCTGATGGGTGTTTTGTTGCCAAATCGGCAGATCATTCAGAACTCTTGTCCTTGGAAGTACAGGGGAGCCGAATGTGGATATGCAGGCGGGTATTACAACGTCAACAACGCCACGACATCGGTACAGGCTGACGATATATGTGCAAAGACCCTTACAGCATGCAAGGTTCGGTTCGGCACAAGTGCTGTTCGCTTTGGCGGATTCCCAGGAGCAGTAAGGAATGCACGATAGCGTCCTGACGGCGCAGATGCGGGAGCTGGCTACCAAGAGCTACCCGAACGAAGCGTGCGGGCTGATCGTCTCTACAGGCCGCTTTGCGAGTCTGTCTGAGTGCAAGAACATCTCTCCAGAGCCAAGAACCCAATTCATCATCGACCCCAAAGACTACGCCGCCGCAGAAGACGCGGGCGATGTGATCGGGGTGTGGCATTCTCATGTGGACGAGCCTGGAACCCCTTCAGAGGCAGATAAGGCCAGTTGCGAGGCTACCGAGCTGCCTTGGTTCATCACCGAGATCAGGAAGACCGACGCAGGCTTCACAACCGAACAGCCAGTCCTGCTGGAGCCAAGCGGATACCAGGCAGAGTACCTTGGCAGACCCTACGTTTTCGGCAGTTTTGACTGTTGGTCGCTCTGCGTGGACTACTACCACAGAGAGTACAACATCAAACTCCCGCTCCTGATGCATCAAAGAATCGATACTTGGTGGGACAAGGGGTTGGACTTCTTCGATGAAGCAATAAATTCAGAATTGGGCAGTCAGTTCGTAAAAATACAGAATAACGACTATCTGCCAGGGGACTTGATTCTGTTCTCAATCAATGCAAACGTCACTAATCACATTGCTATTTATCTCGGGGATGATATAATTTTGCATCATGTCCTCAATAGACTGTCTCGCAGGGACACTTATGGGGTTTTTTGGGGAAAGTTCAAGACGCACCATTTCAGACACAGGTCAAAATGCTAACAACGATTCAACTCGATGGCGTCATGGGGCGCAAGTTTGGCAAAAGCTGGGAGCTGGACATCAATTCCCCAGCGGAAGCCCTGCGTCTAATCGAGGCGAATCAGCCAGGCTTGAAGTCCTGGATCATCCAAAACATCGACACCTATAAAGCGTATCAAGTCACTTGCGTGTACGAGAACGGAACCGAGGGCGTTCTGTCAGAAGAAGAGTACGGAATGCATCGACAGGTGAAATCCATTCGCTTTACCCCAGTCGTATCAGGCTCAGGTGGTGGAGGTGGCGTTATGCAGGTTGTAGTAGGCGCGGTGCTGATCGTGGCCGGCTTTCTCGCATCAGGCACAATATTTGCCGCCGCGTCTCCATACTTGTACGCGATGGGCGCCACCATGATCTTGGGCGGTGTTGTCCAAATGCTCAGTCCACGACCTAGTAAGGCGAACACACAGTCATCCTCAGATGGTAGTGTGAACTCCAACTACTTTGACGGCCCCGTTAACACCGAGATGCAAGGCAATCCCGTGCCATTGATCTACGGACGAATGCTCACAGGATCACACCCGATTTCAGCATCCATAACTATTGACGAGGCGACCGCTTAATGTCTACTGAAGCACGCGACTCGTTACGCTCGAAAGCCGTACTAAACATTGTCGACTTGATCGGTGAAGGTCAGATCGGCGGCTTAGTCAACGGCAATCAATCGGTTTTCTTGAACGATACACCGCTCCAGAACCCAGACGGAACATTCAACTTTCAAGGTATCAAGACGGACTTTCGAAATGGAACAAACACCCAATCCCCGCTGTCTATTGGCAACACATACGTAGAAGCGCCCTTTAGCGCAGGGGTCAAGGTCACAAAGGGTACGCCATACACACTCACGGTAAACAGCCCAGAGGCGGACTCTATCCGCATGATTGTGAACATTCCTTCACTAATGTACACCAACTCCACAAATGGAGACATGAGCGGAACAACTGTTCAGTACAAGTTTGCAATCTCGGTCAATGGCGGAGCGTTCAATGACGTTATTGCCGCCTATTTATGGACACAGAACGGAAACTGGACGACAGACGCGGGCTCGCCTGTTGCAAACGCCAACGCTGGCGCTGTAGGGGTTAAAGCTACGGTTCGCGGGTATTCA